GTAATCCTTTAATTCTTGGCGTGTAGTAATTGCCATGAGTAGTTACCTTATTGCTTGTTGATTTTAGCTTCTAATTCTTCAATCTTCTTTTGTTGTTCCTTGATGGCTTCAATCAAGAGTGGGACAATTTTTTCATATTTTACTGTCAAATAATTTTCATCAATAGGAGCTGTTGTTACTGCTTCTGGAAGAACTGCTTGAACTTCTTGCGCACTTACACCAATTTGCATCTTGTCGTTGTTGTAACCGAGTGACTTGGCTACTTCATTTTCAGTGAAGTAATACCCATTCAAAGAGTTTACTTTATCTAATGCATTTCCAATGGTGCCATGGAAGTTTTTCAATCTTGCGTCTGAGTAGTAAGCCGTGATTTCATTGGTGGCTCTGATTTCACCTGCAGTACCAGAACCTGCTGTACCTACACCTACAGAATTGAATTGTACATTGGAACCTGTACCTACTGCTTGACCAATAGAGATGGTAACAGCGCCAGTGGCACCACTGACAGATACACCAGTACCTGCCACGTTGGAAGTTACACCTGTGTTGGCAATCGTGACAGCTGCAGATCCATTGTAGCTAGTACCTGAAAGACCTGTTCCGATAGTTAATGTGTTTAAGTTGCTACCTAAGGTGACACCTGAGATGGTGGATGCTGACAACTTGGATACTGCAATGGCTGCGGAAGCATTGATATCGGCATTCACTATTGTGCCATCAGCAATCATGGTGCTGGTGACGGTACCTGTGTCACCTGTTGTAACCACAGTACCTGTGGTGTTTGGTAATGTGAGTGTTTGGTCAGCAGATAATGTTGCTGGAGTTAATATAACTTCCCAGTTACCAGTACCACCAGCACGTCCACGAATTTCCACACCATCTTGTGTTGCTGCGGCGCGAGCAAGAACTCCGCCGCCAGTTGTAGTTAATGAGGTACCTGTTGCTGCACCAATATTAGGTGTAACAAGTGTTGGGCTTGTAGCGAACACATTGGCACCAGAACCTGTTTCATCTGTTAACATTGCTGCCAAGTTAGCACTTGTTGGAGTTGCCAAGAAGGTGGCTGCACCTGTGGCAAGACCAGAAACACCAGTACTAATTGGTAATCCTGTACAGTTTGTTAAAGTACCGCTTGATGGGGTACCAAGAACTGGTGTTACAAGTGTTGGGCTTGTTGCGAACACCAATGAACCGGTACCAGTTTCATCGGTGATGGCGGAAATTAAGTTGGCTGAACTTGGTGTGGCCAAGAAGGTAGCAACTCCTGTACCTAATCCTGAAACACCAGTACTAATTGGTAATCCTGTACAACTTGTTAGTGTACCAGATGAAGGCGTGCCCAGAGCAGGTGTTACCAGTGTTGGGGATGTTGCCAAAACAACAGAACCTGAACCTGTGGTGCCGTTACTTAAATTGGATGCAGCAATTTGTGAACCATTGATATGAACGGCGCCTACGTCAATGGTTCCAAGTGTGCCTGAGAACACTTCAGAAGTGTTGGTGGCATCTGGGATGAAGGTGAGTTTACCTGTGCTATCATCATACCCGAAGAAACCAATTTTAGCTGCAGTACCATTGTGCCAACGGAATTCCACACCACGGTCCTTGTTGTCATCTGATGCGGGTGCTGTATCACCACCAAGTGTAATGATTGGGTCATCAAGTGTAGTTGTGGTGCTATTAACGGTAGTTGTAGTACCGTTTACTGTTAAATTACCACCGACGGTTACGTTACCAGATGCGCTGATGGTGGCAAAATTGGCAGTGCCTGAAAATGTTGGACTTGCACTAAACACCACAGTGCTGGTACCTGTTTCATCAGTCAGTGCTGAAGCCAAGTTGGCACTTGAAGGAGTTGCCAAGAAGGTAGCGATACCAGTACCCAATCCTGAAATACCTGTGCTGACTGGAAGACCTGTACAATTTGTTAAAGTACCGCTGGAGGGAGTACCAAGAACTGGCGTTACAAGTGTTGGGCTGGTGGCGAACACAAGTGCACCTGAACCTGTTTCATCAGAAATCACACCTGCCAATTCTGAAGATGTTGTTGCAGCAAATGCACTCAACTTGTTAGCGGTATAGGCAACAGTACCACCTGCACCAAATGCTACTGATGAGCTATCGGTGCCTGTGAAGGTTAGCGTGTTGCTAGCTGTTAAGGTTTTGCCGTCAGCAATTGTTAATGTAGAACCTGTTGCAGGTGCCGTGATGGCAACTTTATTGATGCTAGTTGCTGATGCCACACCCAATGTTGGTGTAACAAGTGTTGGGCTTGTGGCAAATACGTTGGCACCTGTTCCAGTTTCATCTGTTAACATTGCTGCCAAGTTGGCTGAACTTGGTGTTGCCAAGAAAGTGGCTGCACCTGTACCTAAACCTGAAATACCGGTGGACACAGGAAGACCTGTGCAATTGGTTAATGTGCCGGATGAAGGTGTACCAAGAGCAGGTGTAACAAGAGTTGGACTTGTAGATAGAACAGCACTACCTGTACCTGTGATGGTGGCGAATTCAATGTATTCAGCATCCCAATCAGCTGCAGTTGTTAAAGCTGTGCCAATACATAAGAAGCTCATGGTGACACCTGGGATAACCGTGGCCACCAAGTTGCCACCAGAGGAATTCACCGTGAGATTACCAGTGGAAGCATTTTCAATACGGTACATCACACCAGTAGCTAAAGTGCTAGTAACTGGAAGAACTACAGTTTGAGTTGTGGTTCCTGTGAATCTGGTGTACCAAGGACTGGTGCTAGTAAGAGTTGTGGTACCTGCAGCAGTGGCAATGGAAGTATATCCCCATTTGATGTTATCAATGGTTGGGAATGTTAAGGTCTTGTTTGTTAATGTATCAGTTGTGGCACGACCTACTAATGTATCAGTTGAAGTGGGAAGTGTCAATGTTCCTGTATTGCTGATTGTAGAAATAACAGGAGAAGTGAGTGTCTTGTTGGTGAGTGTCAAGGTGTTGGATGCTGTTGCAACCGTGACACCTTCAATGGTTACTGTACCTGCAGCAGAACGTGCGATAGTTGTATCAGTAGCATGACCCAATTCAATACTTCCAACACCTAAAGCTGTTGCAGTGGATGCCGTGATGCCAGATACCGGTAATCCAGTACAGTTGGTCAAGGTACCTGCAGAAGGTGTTCCAATGTTTGGTGTCACCAAGGTTGGACTTGTAGCGAATACTAATGAACCAGTACCAGTTTCGTCGGTGATGGCAGAGATTAAATTGGCACTTGAAGGGGTTGCCAAGAACGTAGCGACACCAGTACCCAATCCGGATACACCAGTTGAGATAGGCAAACCTGTACAACTTGTTAATGTACCGCTTGATGGAGTACCAAGAGCAGGTGTGACAAGTGTTGGACTTGTAGCTAACACCACAGAACCTGAACCAGTTGTACCATTGCTTAAGTTAGATGCAGCAATTTGTGAACCATTGATATGCACAGCACCAACATCAATGGTACCTAAAGTTCCAGAAAACACTTCAGAAGTGTTGGTGGCATCTGGGATGAAAGTAAGTTTTCCAGTGCTATCATCATATCCAAAGAAGCCCACCTTGGCAACTGTTCCGTTATGCCAACGGAATTCCACACCACGGTCCTTGTTGTCATCTGATGCGGGTGCTGTATCACCACCAAGTGTGATGATGGGATCGTCTAGTGTTGTGGTGGTGCTATTAACCGTTGTGGTGGTACCATTGACAGTTAAATTGCCTCCTACAGTAACGTTACCTGAAGTACTGACAGCAGCAAAGTTGGCAGTACCTGTGAATGTTGGACTTGCTGAGAATACCAGAGTGCTGGTACCTGTTTCATCGGTGATGGCAGAAGCTAAGTTGGCTGAACTTGGAGTTGCCAAGAAAGTAGCTATGCCGGTGCCTAAGCCAGAAATACCGGTGGCTACAGGTAATCCGGTACAATTTGTTAAGGTACCAGAAGTAGGAGTTCCTAAAATAGGTGTGACAAGTGTTGGGCTTGTGGCGAACACAAGTGCACCTGAACCTGTTTCATCTGTGACAGCCGATGCCAAGTTGGCACTTGATGGTGTTGCCAAGAAGGTAGCGACACCAGTACCTAAACCACTTACACCAGAACTGATGGGTAATCCTGTACAGTTTGTTAAAGTACCAGATGAAGGTGTTCCTAATACTGGAGTAGTTAACGTTGGACTTGTTAAAGTTTTATTAGTAAGTGTTTGTGTAGCAGTTTTGCCCACCATCTCAAAACCGCCGGCTGTGGTGCCATCATGGACACGAAGTACATCCAAGTCTGTATCAACAGATATTTCACCTGCTGCTCCAGTAAAATTATTATTTTGTGTTGTCGTACCTCTTCTGAACTGTACCTGTGTTGGCATCTATATTCTCCTAAACGTTTACGTCAATGCACCCAAATCAGTGGTAGCTAATGCACCTGAAGGTGATGTTAAACAATCAAAAGCTCTATCAACTGTTTGACTAAATGCATCAATGGATGATGTGGTTAAGTCTCCATAATCTCCAGTTGGAAATATAATGGAAGCAACGGCTGCTTCAAGAGCAGTAATTTGTTCTTGCAAATTGGCAGGAACATCAGCATAATTTGCTACGGTAACAATGTTGTTACTACTATCTCGAACGTAGATAATTTTATCTGAAGTATTAACTGCCATTTCACCTACAACTAAATCACTAGTTGTAGGAACCGCACTACCAATTTCACTTCTTTTGGGTTTAATTACGACTGCCATTGACTATTATTTTCTTGTGTTGGTTGTGGCTGTTTTTTTAATTCTTCTAGTTCTTCCATAGCCATAGCAAGTTGAGTCGTGAGCATGGTTTTTTCCATTGTTAACGTCTTAACTTGCTCGGCTAAAGAAGCAATATACTTATTTAAAAACTTCTGTGAATCCATGATGTAATCTCAATTATTTATTAGTATGTTCCACCGTCAATTGTGTTTGTCCAAGCAGGTGTGCCTGAGTTGGAATACAAGAAGTATCCGTTGGTTCCTGCAGCTGTAGCTTGGATGGCACTTGTTCCGTTACCATACAACACACCGTTCGTGGTGAAGGTTGATGCACCTGTACCACCATCTGCCACTGCAATGTCTGCTGACAAACCAGAAACAGTACCACCTGTCAAGTTGGCAAGAATGGTACCTACAGAATATCCTGTGCCAGCAGTGTTAACTGTGGTTGAAGGTTCTGATTGTAGTCCTACGAAGAACTTGAAGATGTTGCTGTCTGAAGCATCACGGAAGAAACCTGCATACTTTGTAGTTGCTGCTTCAACATATTCACCATAGACACCAGTATCAACTGAGTTACCTGTGTTACCATCGGCCAACTTCAAAATTACGTCATCAATGGAAACTGTTGTTGAGTTCACAATGGTTGATGTACCGTTAACAGTCAAGTTACCAGCAACTGTGACGTTGGCACCAGACAATGTGATGGCAGTTGTAGGAGTTGATCCTGATTTGATGACAAGTTCACCACCTGATTGTGATAGTGCACCGAACGTTACACCAGCATCCTTAAGAATAACATCGGCACCATCTGCATCAAGAACGATGTCTCCTGCGGCATCCAATGTGATATCGGCAGCACTATCAATTTCTGCAATGATAGGTGTTGTTAATGTTGGTGTGTTGGCGAACACAAGTGCGCCAGTACCAGTTTCATCAGTGATGGCTGAGATTAAATTGGCACTTGATGGTGTTGCCAAGAAGGTGGCCACGCCTGTTGCAAGTCCTGAAATACCTGTGCTGACTGGAAGACCTGTACAATTTGTTAAAGTACCGCTTGTTGGTGTACCAAGAACAGGAGTGACAAGTGTTGGTGTATTGGCAAATACCAATGCACCAGTTCCAGTTTCATCGGTGACGGCAGAGGCCAAGTTAGCTGAGCTTGGTGTGGCCAAGAACGTAGCGACACCGGTACCTAAACCAGAAATACCAGTTGATACAGGAAGACCTGTACAATTGGTCAAAGTACCTGAACTTGGTGTTCCAAGGACAGGGGTGGTAAGTGTAGGTGATGTAAGTGTTTTGTTTGTTAATGTATCAGTTGTGGCACGACCTACCAAAGTATCTGTAGCCGCAGGAAGAGTTAAACTTCCTGATGCAGTAGCTGCTGCTACTAACGTGGTGGTGCCTGATGTGGAACCACTGACGCTTAATCCAGTGGAACCTACGTTAACTGTACCGGTGCCCTTTGCACGTAAGTTTAGTGTGACGTTGGTATCACCGCCAGAAGCAGTAATACTAGGTGCATTGCCGGTTGCAGCGTTTGCAACTGTGATTTCATTTACAGCACTTGCTGTTGTAGTGAAAATAATTTCTTCATTACCGTTAGCATCTGCAATGAAACCACTATTAGCAAACTTAGGGGCAGTTAGTGTTTTGTTTGTTAATGTTTCAGTACCAGCTAGTGTAGCGAAATCAGCATCAGATAAAGCTGTGTTGAATTGTGCAATAGTACCAGTTAAAGAATTGTTACTTAAGTTAACAGTCTTATTGGTTAATGTTTCAGTACCAGCTAATGTAGCAAAATCAGCATCAGACAGAGCTGTATTAAATTGTGCAATAGTACCAGTTAAGGAGTTACTGCTTAAGTTAACGGTTTTGTTTGTTAATGTTTGTGTTCCAGAATTTGTAGTAACTGTTGAATCAATGTTGAAAGTTACTGTGTTATCTGTGACTGCACTATCAAGACCAGTGCCACCAGCAAATGTTAAAGTTTGTCCAGTGCTGAATGTGTCAGTACCAGTATCACCAGCCAATGTTAATGATGATGAAGCAGGTGCCGCAAATGATAGAACACCTGAACCGTTGGTGGTTAAGATTTGTCCTGCAGAACCGTCGGCGGCAGGAAGTGTGAAGGCTACGTTGGATGCAATTGTTGCTGCTGCCTTCAATGTGACAGTATTGCTACCATCAGCATCTTTTAGAACAACAGCATCACCCACGGTACCATCACGTGGATCCAAGAAACTGTCAACAGTATTAGTGTAATATTTACCACCAATCTTGTCAATTACTGCCGTGGTGCCATCTGAAGCTACTGATTCAATGTAAAGAATAGCATTGGCACCACTACCAGTGCGGTCTTCGGCATATGCCAATTCACCTTCAGCAAGGTCGCTGGTTGTTGGAGCGGTAGAACCTGTTGACCGCTTAATTTGAATTACTGTCATTTACTGCACTCCTGATTTGAGTTTATACTTTGTTAGTTAGAATGTTCCACCGTCTATGTTACCAACATTGGTTGTTGCTGCTTGCGCTACCCATTTTTCTGTTGTAGCATCATATACCAAAGTATAGCCATCCTCTAAATCAGCTGAATCCACATTTTTCAATTGTTCAAGATTAACAGAAGGAATATTAACCTTCCGAACTGTTGTATTAATATTGGGTTGTGCAGATGTTGTTACCTTTAATGCCATTATCGTGTTACCTCAGGTGTTACCGTGATGATACCCTCTAATACTCGGGTGACTGTGCTACCATCAGCAACAGGTGCGACAATTTCCACATCATAAACATACCGACCAGCTTTCAATGCTGATGTTTGTGTATCTGTTAAAGAAATTGTCAATACACCTGTTGTGGTATCATCAGCAGCTTCTACGGTGAAAGCTGTGTAGCTTGTGGCTCCGTAACTTTTTCGTAGTTGTGCTCTGAGTGTGTAACCAGCTAAATCAATCTCATTTCCGTTAGCATCGGAAACTGTGATATCCAAAGAAAATGTTGTTCCTTGGTCAATCACCAAGTTTTTAACTGTAGCCATGGACATTCTCGTTCATAGGTGATTACTACAGTTATTTATAATTGTTCTATTGTGGACCGTGATTTTCTTCAAAATATGT